CCAGAGAGCCGAGCCCCAGGTAAAGGAATTCCAAATCGTCGAGCCAGGGTTTAGGTCAACCTGGACCGTCGTGCCGACGCCCTTGTCTGAGTCCACGCGATACGAGAGGTTCATGTAGTAGGCGCCGGCCTTGTCGACCAGCAGCTTCACCTTGCGGAAGTCCTTCTGCAGGTTCTCGTGTCCGGGGTTGCCGGAGAATTCCTTGGTCCAGAGGTAGGAGTTGATGGCGCCGCCGTCATCGCTATAGAGCGAGGTCTCCAGCTCATAGACAAAGCCTGTAGCCGTGGACGAGATGTAGTAGAGCTTGCCGCCGTAGATGGTGAACTGCGCCGCGTTCAAGCCGTCGATCGGTGACCACGCCTCGGTCTGCCGCTTGGCCAGGTTGCTCCTGGAGAAGTCGAAGATGTAGACGCGGTTATTAGTTGTATTGTTGGCGCCATATGTAGTCGTGATGTAGGCCTTGTTCTTAAACACCATGGCCGAGATGTTGCCGACGTAGCTCTCCTGGATCAGGAACATGTCCGGCTCGATACGGTCCGATTGCAGGTCGCTCCCTGCTGCCGCATACATCAATGCCGTAGCCTCGGGGTCCAGACTCTCGCCTCTGACCGCAGCAAAGCCCGCAAACTTAGAGTTCTGCATGGCCGGCAGCATGATCCGGTTACTGAAGAGAAACGCACCGTAAGGCGATTTGGTGCCGTAGTTGCTCAAGATGCGGATGGTTCCCCAGTCCGCGTCATCGGTGCTCGGCATGTTCAGGAGATGCTGCGAGTTCTCGCAGCTGATCAGGATGGCGTTGTTATAGGTATCCAGCCCGCGGACGAGGTCGCTCGAGGCATCGCCAACCAAGATGAAGTTGGTGGAGGCGAACGTGTAGGGCTCAAAGATCTCCGAGTACCAGATAAAGTTGGGGTTAGCCGTATCGTTAACAAAGAGACGGTTTTGGTGGTAGCAGGCCACCGACCATTTCGGCGGCTCGCCGTTGTCGGTAGGGGCCACAGTGCTGAGAGACCCGTCCCCAGTATTGTCATCGTAGGTCGTGGTCGTGTTGTCAGCCAGCGTCGTCAGAAGCTTGAACACCGTGCCGCTGGTGTCGGTCCGATAAATCCGCCTAGCGTTCACCCCATAGCTGGTAAACGAAGCCACGGGGATACTCGTGAGCCGAAGCGTTGCGGTGCCAGAAATCACGAATGTCGCAGTCGCCGGGCCGACGTCGCCATAAACGGCTGCCGAGTTCACGAAGGCGACCTTGTAGCGGTACTCTCCGGTCAAGATGCCTGTCGCTATACTTGCGACCGTTGACGTCGTCGTCGGTGCCGGCACCCCGTGACGGGTGAAGTGAGCGCCATTGTACTTGTAGGGAGTCACCCCGCCGTTACCAATGAACATATGGTTTTCGTACTGAACGGTCCCCACGCGGATGCCAGCGGTAAAGACCGACGTCGCGCTAGGAACCGTGGTGAATGTCGTCGTCCCAAGCGTCCACATCGAGCCGCCAGCGAAAGCAACCATGGTCTCAGCCGTTGTGCGGTCGCGCCTGGTATAAAGTCCGTCACCAGTGAACGTACCGATAGCCATGGTATTGAGCTTGGTAGACCCGGGACGCGTCGCTGCAGCGCCGTTGGTAAAGACGACGTTCATGCAGTCGGGAGACTCATTCTCCGCGATAATGGAGCGCTCAAACTTGTTGTTGAGCCCTCCGTCCAACATGGCCCGCCCCCTAGGGGGATAGACCACATTGTATTCTGTGGTCATGGGAAGTCCCCCGGCTCAGGCACGACGTGGGCGTTAGAGTCCCCACGAAGGCGCTTTTTGGACCACGCCTTGGCTAATTTTACCGTCTCTTTCCACGTCTGGTGGAAGTACTCGGCGCCCGTGTAATTCTTGTCCTTAATGGCCATGCGCCAGAGAAGGAAGTCGGCTAGGTTCTGATGAAAGTGGGTGGGGACCTCGAGCGTAGACAGGGCCGACACCTCTTGGGCCTCGCTATAGCCGAAGATTACCAGTGCATTGGCTGCGTCAGGGGTTGGACGCAGATAAATGACATTGTCAAATACCGCGTAATACATCGGGCTACCCGTCTGTGTCGTCGCAGCGTCTCCGGCCGTTAAGATGTCGTCTTCGCGGAACGTGATCGGCTGGAGGGCGTAGCCGTCGTAGGTGACGCGCTTGATTTTGATGGTGAGCGACGGATAGCTATAGGCCTGTTGGCTTGCCACCGCGGTGGTGGAGTAGGTCTGCTCAATGACGTTGGCTTCGCGGGCTAGCTCGTTTTGAGCCATCCACACGAGCGAATAAAGTTCTGCGTCTGAGAAGAAGGTATCGCCTACAGCGTTGTACTGGGCTCGGGCAAAACCGGCCACCTCGCCTGGTGTCATGCTAACTCCACGATGTTGCGGCAGCGGCTACCGGTGTCCAGGATGACCCCGGCCCCGTGCCGGCAGTGTAGGTGTTGACGGCCCGACTCTCAGCGTCTGTCGTCCGGTCAGGGTAGAGGTAGAAATAGCCGTTGGACTCCTGGAGACGCTCACTCTGCATATCGGCCAGGAGCGTGATGGAATTGTTGACAAGCATATAAAAGATTTTCTCTAGCTCGCTGGCAAGAAAGACGCCTTCGTCATCGACGAACTTGGTAACCAGCTTCATCGGCTCGGACGTGGGAGACAGAGTCGTATCCACCACGTGCTCAACCTGTGTGCCGAGGTCTGCAGACTGGCCCCAGTTGGCAGCGCCCCAGAGAAACGTGTTCCAGACGGTGGCGGCTGCTGGACCGTGGACGTCAAGTGTATTGGTGACGGTGATGGATAGATTTGCCATACATCACCTCTCCCAGGACGAGTTATCCCACAGTTATACGCACGATGGTCGTCAGCGTGTCGTTGGCGCCTTTGTTAATGACAGACTCCGTGTCCCTGCTCAGTAGGGTACCGGCCGCCGCAGCGGAGAGGAGGCCGTATTCTACGATCGCGCCCGTGCCAACCCCACTGGTGAAGGTCGCCGTAACCTGAAAGATGCCGCCAGTCACGTAGCTGACCGTCCCCGTCGTGCGTGCGGCCTCAGTGCCAAGCGCCGTATTGCCAATCGCCTCAGCCGTAGCGTCTGTACCGATTCCTACGTATTTGCACGTGAAAGTAGCGGCAGCTACGGCCGACGAGTAGAGAAAGCTAGCGAGAAACTCCTTGCCCGCAGTCGTGACAACGTTGTGTCCTTCGACTTTTTGAACTAGCTGGTCTCCTCTGTGGAGATACACCGTCCAGTAGCCGTCAAGCTTCGGACTCCCGCCGTAGACTTTCTCTATCTTGCTCATCCCGCAGCCTCTTTCTTGTAGAGTTTGGGGCGTCCAACCGGCTTCTTCGCTTGTGCGGCCTCGAGCGCCTCAATGCGCGCTAGGGCCTTAACCAGGAGGTCGTTGGTATTACCCGCGACGTCGCTGGACTCAGAGGCGCTGGCAGGGCGTAGGTGGGACAGGCCGGCCAGCAGTTTCGCCAGGTCGTCCTTCGTCGCTGCCTGCTCACCTGTGGCGTGACACACGAGGTCATTGACGGGGACAATGCTTGGCTTGCCCTCGATACGAATCATCTTGAAGCCCGTAGGACAGTCGGTGCCGTCCCCACGCATCTTCATTCCCGTAAACTGGCCCTTAAACTCCACCGCTTCTTCGTAGTCCATTTCGACATACTGCTTAGGCTCGATGTGGATCTTCTCGCCCTTGAACATCTCAGTATGGGGGTGGACGTTATCATTCCAGACTTTGACGCGTGCCATGGGGTCTCCTTAACCAGCAATGATCGTGAAGGTGTTGCCGTTGGCGCACGTCGTAGTACAGGCCAGCGTCAAATAACGGTGGGGAGGAGCCTTGATCGTGGTCCAGACTCCAGACGTCGAGGTGGGTAGCTGCAGAGCCGCAAAGGCTACTGCGTTAGTCGCCACCTGGACAAAGATAGCGGCCGGCGTCCCGGTTGACGTTGCTGCGCCATAGACGTTGACGATCGCCCCGGGAATACCGGTGTTGACCGAAATCATGTCGTGGGCCTTATCGCCCAAGTCAAGGACGGTGGCCGACGTCGTATTAGACGCGACGACGGTCGTAAAAACCTGCTTCGGACCCGACATGGTTGGCTCCTTTAGCGGCCGTAGACTGTGACGTGGATGTCGTCGCCAGCGGCAACAGCGTCAAAGCTGAGGCTGCCGACGGCTGCCGTCGCTGCCGCCAACGCGTTGATCTTGACCTTGGCAATTGCGGTAGCCATCGACTTGGCCGACCACGAGACGCCCGTAAGGGTGCTAAGGCCGAAGCTCACAGCGCCACTGGCGCCATCTGCCGCAACGGTCCCAACAAGGACCCGCTGGTTTCCGAACACGCTGTTAACCAAGGGCGTAAATGTGAAGGCCATGGCCTTAACTCCTTAAAAGAGGATTTTAATTTGATCTGTCTCAGGGTTTTCCGACTGCTCGCGCTTGTGCTCGTGCATCTTGAAAGCTTCCAGGAAGTGGACCAGGTCAATCTGCTTGATCGCCCTGATATTCCCCGTCGGATAGGCGCCGAGCGTACCGCCTTCAGTGCAGTTGACCCATTCGCCTGGCACAAGGATGGCAGTTCGGTCGAACCACGCCTTGAAGTTGCTGTACGAACCCCAAGTCTTCACCGAGTTGCCAAAGACGTCGGTCGCACGCAGGTAATTGGCGCCAACCGCGTCCTTCTCCCCCGACTCCCAGCCGTAAAGCTTGTCGTCGTAAGAGAAAGCTAGGTCAGCACCAAGAAACGCAATGGTGTGGCAGCCGAAGAACGCCTTGGCGATGTAGGTTGCTGCACCCATGACGTTACCGCCAGTAGAGACCGACGTGTGGAACTTCTCCACCTTGTCGATCTCGTCCCTGACGGTCTGATCCGGGATGGGGCAGTTAAAGAAGAAGATGGTCCCCTGCCATTTGGCGAGAAGATCCGGGTGGGACCCGACGTAGGCCAGAAGCACACGATTTTTCGTGAGCGCCCAGTATTCGTCGGGGGTTTTCTTCCCACCCTCGGTTACTTCTTGGACAGTGACAGGGCCGGCGTCGAGGGTGACGTAGTAGTCAGCCCCGACGCCTAGATCTTCCAGCAGTGCAAAATTATGAAGGCACGAAATCACTGGAATACCAGGATTGTCTTTCAGCTGGTGAGCATTCAGCTTCAGCGATGGCCCAGAGCCCACAACGATTGCGGGACCGAACCGATGCGCGCCAAAGAGTTTGCCTAAGCCCTTGTCTTTGAACGGGCCGTATTTGACGTGGTTGGCCTTGGCCTGGTCGATCCAGGTATGGCGCCACGTTTCAACGGTTACCGCATCGCCGGCACAGGCTTGCTGATAGAGCTGCTGTGGAGCAACCGGGGGCTGATCCACATAAGGCTGATACTCACAGATGATTTCGCGCTTTCTAACCACCACCGCTCCTTAGTAAATCGAGAAGTACGTAGACCCGACCCCGGCGGACGCTGTCGCCACGAGAGCCTTGCCGTAAACATTTCCTTCGATAGCGAGAGGAACGGTGACGTAGGACTTAACGTTCCAAACGCCGTCCGCGCCGAGCGTAAGCGGGCTGCCAGCCGCTGGCGCCGTACTAGCCGCGGCCTTCGCCAAGCCAATACCGCGGGTCAGCAACCAGCCGTAGGTGGCCGTGGTCAACGTCGTGTGGTAGCAGGCACCCAAGGGGATGTCCGCACCAGCAACCGAGGTCACCGTGCAGCTGTAGCCAGCCGTCGAGGAGTTGGCGACCACCGCGCCCTTGCCAATGGTGATCTCGGTCGTGCCGGCGTTGTAGACAAAGACGTAGTCCTTGCCGCCTTCGGTAATCCGAGTTCCGACTTCGGGATCGTTACCGCCGAGGGTTGCCGTAACCATCGAAACGGAGCCCCAGCGAACAGGAGATTGGCTATAAACAGTCATGAGTGGCCCCCTTAGGCGGCAACGGCAGAGAATTTGCCGTGCATGCGAGCGTTGTCGGTGCCAAAGACGCCGGTCCAATAGATCTTGGCAATGCGGGCGTTTTGGTTGTTGGGCTCCTGGAACTTGGAGAAGCGCATATTTTCGTCCTTATGCGCGTCCAGGTGCAGGTACTTCTCGTTAAGCATGAAGATGTGGCTGGTCGGAACCTTCGATCCCGCGATGAACGGCGTGCCGTTAAACATCAGCGAGGTGAAGCCACCCTTGGCCGTCTCGGAGTCCACAAAGCGCTGCTGCGGCTGCAGCAAGGCGAAGTAGCGGCTATAGTTGGCGCGGGTGGCCAGGATGACCGTCGGCTGCTCGTTGTTGATGGACAGGTTCATGTACATCGTCTGCAACGCCGCCAGCGTCAACGTCGTGGTCGACGAATCCTCTTGCGACTGCCACCAGCTGTACGCGGATTGGTCGATGCCGCCGACGGTGTTACCGGCGTCAACAATCGAACGGAGACCGGCGATGGCCTTAGCGTCAGAGCCGGCGTTGTAGACGGCGTCGGCCAGCTTATCGGCCATGGTCTTCTCAGCGACCTGCGTCTTCATCTTGACGAAGTCGATGATTTGGCTGTCGCCGCTGTTCTTCAGCTCGTCGATGCGGTTGACGACAATGGAAACGTAACGCTGCTTCCACTGGTACTCGGCAGCCGTCGCGACGTCGTTATCGACGTTAGATAGGGTCTCCGACGCGTTGTACCAGCCCTCGGCAGTCGCCTGAGCGTAGTTCACCGGGTAGAGGACTGATGTGCCGCCGTCGAGTGTGCCCGCCCAGCCCTTGTCCTTGGCGCGCTTGGTGATGACGTCGTGATCGAAAACTCCGTCCTGGAGTTTCGGGATAAACTTCTTCTGGGTGATTCCAGAGATCTGGTCGAAAGAAAGAGGCATGGCTGCCGCTCCTATAGTTGTTGATTAACCGAGCCCCATCTCCTTCAGAAGCGCCTCGCCCTTGAGCGAAGGATCGTTCCAAGGAGTCTTGACGTTGACCGGCTTAAGCTCTTTGACGGGGGCCGAGGATGTCCCCAGTAGTCCCTTCTTGGCGTTAAGAACGCGGTCCTGTACGACGGCTTCCTTGCCCTTGGCTTGAGCTTGGGTTACGAGCTGATCGTGCAAATAGTCCCGGAAAGCGGCCCTAAAGCTCCCTGTCTGGATTTCGACAGCGTGCTTCAGGATCCTGCGCTCCAGGGTTTCGCCGGTCTCGTCCTTCGCCGATAGGTCAATATTCGGATGTGACTTCCGGATTGACGCTATCTCCTGGTCAAGTGCCTGATTGTCTTTCTCGACTGCTTGCTCGCGCTTCTCGGCTTCGATCTGCGCAAGGTGTTCCTCAAACTTGGAGACCTTCTCCTGGAGAGGGTTGAGGACGTTGGCAATGCTAGGGTCTAAGCCCTGCGGGATTTCCCGGCTTTTCCAGCTTTCCTGGACGTGCTTCCACCATTCGGGGTTCTTGGCGGCAAACTCATCTACCTGGCTATAGCTAGAGAACTTGTCTTTGTAGCCGACAAGCTCCTCGCGCTCTTTGAGCCACGCTTTCTCTTTGGCGTTGAGCTCACCCGCACGCTGGGAGTAATTTCTTCCCTGCTGCGCCCACTGCAGGATCTGCTCGCGGGACTCGGGCACGATGCGCTTGCCGACGCTGTCGAACGCCCACTCCTCGCCGTTCCAGACAGGAGCCTGAGGCTCTACTGCTGGTTCGTCGCCGCCCATAGGGCGAGCGTCTTGCGGCTCTTTTAAATCACTGAGTAACTGATCGACGTCCAGCTCGTCCTGAGCTGGCGCCCCCTGAACATCTGCCATTGCTTGCACTCATCCATGAGTTTAAGAAATGTATGACTATGTAATTACTGCGGTCTCTGCATCGACATGGGTTGTGCGCCCGACGCGCCTTGCTCGGGAGACGCGTTGGCGGGCACGGGAGCGCTACCACTTCCGCCGCCGGTCAACGACTCAAGTCCCTGACGGAAGGCATCGAGGGAGGCTTGAAAAGCCGCCTTGACCTCGTCTGGAACTTCCGGGTTTTGTCCCACCAGCTGGGAGATCTTGAAGAGGCTCTTGTCAGTTTCGACTAGAGCTTGGGTGATACCGCCGCCGCCTTCTTCAGGCGCGCCTTCGGCTGGTACAGGAGCATCAGGCATAAAAGAACCCTCGTCCATGAGTGTTGCTTTGTCTGAGATGATCGTGGTGCGAGATTACATTATAGCAAGTTCTCAGCTGGTTCAATAGTGATCAGGCAGCGGGAGGTGGCGCTGCACCAGAGGCTTGCGCCTGTGCCGCCATCATCTTCTTCTGCTCCACGCGCTGCAGCACGGCTTGGTAATTCGGATAGTCGGAGCCCTTCAGTACCTCCTCCTCGTCGATGATGCCCCGGTCGAAGTAATTCAGAAGTTTCTGCTCTTTTTCCGACTTCGCAAACGGCAGGCTAGAGCCGGTGGTGACGCGGACGTCGAATTTACCGCGCGTCTCGTACTGCTGCATGGCCAGGGGGTCAATCATGCCGTTGGCGCCGTAGGGCTGAACGGTCACACGCTTCTTGGTCTCGCCTGTGGGCATCTCTTGGCCGGTAACGGGGTCGGCCTGTGTGACCTCGAAATCCTCCACGTGCATGCGGAAGTACTTCTCAACGCCGTCTTGCCCGGTAAGCCGGTACATCTGCGGCGCCGTCCGAAACTGAAACGTCCTGGAGAGCCACTGCTGGCCCACCTGCTGGAGGTAGACGTCTAGGTTCCTGGCCTTCTGTCTGATCCGCGTCTGCGCTGCCTCTTGTAGAGAGGAAATAGCTGACGCAGCGGTCACACCCGTGGGGTTGACACCCCGCGTAACATCTTGTGAACCCGAGATGCTGTCGAACCATTGGCCCATCCTATCTATGAGCTGTAGTACGTAGGGTTGGAGGCCCACGCCCTCCACCCGCTCTGGCCTGGCGTCGCCGTCAGGCTCCAGCACCATGCCGGGCTTGGTGGTGAAGTTGTCGGTATCGATCCCTGTACTAGTCGGGACGATCCAGATGGGGTTGCCCATCAGCGTCATGACGTCGAGGGCGAAGGAGACCATCTTGTTAAAACACTTCTGCGGCCCCTCGAGCTGCTCTACCTCGGAGATGCCCCAGAACTCACGCGGGAGCATGTAGTTGACGTAGCGCTGGTAGGGGATCTGGGCGTCGTCGTAACCGTTGGGGCCGTCCTCGCAGAGGACGTTGTTACAGATAACTATCTTGCGGCCATTGGGGTATTTGGCACGTTGCTCGAATTTGGGTACCACCGTACCCGTATTGGGGTCGGTCTCGGAGACGTCCTTGTCCTCGAAGTCGTCCTCGCACATCTCGGGCGTGAGCCAGCAGGTGATGAGCAGGGCCTTATCCCGGCTCATGCCGTCCATCGTCCCGGTCTCGGTCAGGATCGTCTGGTTATCGACGGGAGAGCGGAAGCGCTGCGAGCCGATATCGGTCTTGGCCGACGACGTCAGGTCGGCTAGGTCAGACTTGATATACTCGGCTACGTCTTTGTAGCGCCTCTTGATCTTCTTCACGTCCATCGGCTCGGCGTGGACGAAGAACCAGCACTTGTGGTTGACGTCGCGAGCGTCGGGATCGGGATAGCAATACATGGGGTCCAGCGACTCGTACACCAGATCCCCACGCTTTAGGTCGGCGTTGGGGTCAAACATCATCTTAGAGAGGCCGGTCGAGTAGATATTGGAGTCATAGATGACCTCCAGCAGCTGCTCGCTCCAGCCCTTCTTAGTCCAGTCGGACTCGGCAGCCTCATTCAGGATGCCCGCCAGCTCCAGGTCGGCCGGTTCCTCAGGGAGGAACTCAAACCGAGGCCTGGCGTCCACCTGGATAGGGACGGTGGACTGAATGGACTTAAAGATGTGGTTGATGACTTCGGAGTGGCGGTAGCTAGGCCGCTGCTCCTTCCACTGCTTCCCGCGAAACATGTGGTAGAAGTCGATCCACCGGTTATCGTACTGGGAACGATGTTTTCTCGCCTTGGAGAAGAGCTTTTCCACGAGCTTGATGGCTCGCTTCTCTTCATCGGTAGGCGTGTAGACAGATCCGTTGTTGGTTGAAGAGGCCTGGTCTCGAGGCGCGTGCTCATCGAGCATGGCGCCGCCGCCGTAGTCTGCCATTGTTGTTCTTCCTGAACGCAAAAGGCCAACATCCATGTCAGCCCGTGTGGTTCATCACTGAGTCTTAATCATACACCTTCTCACGGGTGGCATCGACCCACCGCCTCTCAATCTTCTCCTTCCGGTACTGGTCATCTCGCTTGATCATCTTCTCCGGGTCCTCGTTGCCCACTTCTTCCAGCCCTCTACGCTTAGCAATCTGGCGGGCGTGTTTGGCGGAATGTGTCCAACAGCCAAGGCCGGGATTGAACTGGGCCTGATTCCACGAGCCGGCGGCGGTCTTATCGATGTTCGGCAGGGTAATCTGACGGACGCCTGGGGCCTTACACTCCGGACATGACGACGGCGTGTCGCGGTCGGCCACGGTGGTGACCTCGGTCCATAGGTGTTCATCGCAAGCCCACACGTAAGTTGGCACTAGCGCCCCTCCGCCATGGCCTTGGCCGTTTCACGCGAGGCACCCAAAAGGATGTATTCAACTTCAACCGGGCCAGCACCGTCAGCTAGGGCCTCTTCAGCCCGCTTATATACAGCGTAAGAGACTATCCGTTGAGGCGGTTTAGGCGGCTTCTTGAAGCTCTCCTGCATGGAGTCCCAGCAAGCCTGGAGAGACTCCATAGTCAGGGGCTTTGACTCCTGCGACGCGGTCCATAGCTCGTAACCACCCTTGTCTTTGTAGCTCACCCCTTCTCCTCTTCCGCCGTCGGCACATACGGCACATCCACCCAGCGGTAAACGATCTCGCCGTCCTTCACTGTGGCCTCTGTAGCCATCTGCAGGCGCTTTCGGCCATCACGGTCTACGAAACGTAGGGCTTCAATCATTAGCCGCACCACCCTATGTGCAAGAGCGCCTTCATCAGGAAGGCAGCTACGATTAGGCCGATGCCCATTAAAAAGCCGTTGATAACTTGAATACCGAAGTTCATGGCGCCTCCTTGCCGTCAAGGGCTTTGATGGCTTGCTCTAGCTCTCTTAATGCATTGTCGAGCGTATG